CCCGAAAGAGAAAGTTAAGGTAGTTGTCTGGACAGGTAAAGACGCCAACAAGATGTTGGAAGATGGTTTGGCTGGTGTATTTGTTCGTGACTTCTATAATGCCAAACCGCTGATTGCTTCTGGTATTGTTGAGTCAACTGGTTTGATGGAACAAGTTCGTGAGGAGTTGATGCGTCCTCGTATTAAACTTCCTCCTGAGTGGTCTGAAGTTGAACGGGCGATGAAAGGTGGTATCCGTCAAGGTTCTATCGTCAACATTATTGGTGACACGTCAGTCGGTAAGTCAACTGTAATTAATGGGTTGAATTATTTTTGGATGTTCCATGCGCCTGAGAAAGTTGGTGTTGTAAGTCTTGAGGCAACATCTGGTCAGTATACGCTGGACATGTTGAGCTTACATCTTGAGAAAAACTTGTTGTGGATTGGTGAAGGTGAGGACATTCTTGCTTATCTTGATCGACCAGATGTAGTTAGTTTGTATGACAACTTGCTGACTTCTGAATCTGGTGAACCTCGTTTCTCCATCTTGGATGAACGAGATGGTGATATCAAGATGTTGGAACGCCAGATTGACAAACTGATTCACCAGTATGGTTGCAAGATTATTGTAATTGACGTACTGACTGACATTCTTCGCGGTATGAGTTCGGACATGCAAGAAGAACACATGAAATACCAGAAGCAAATTGTTAAGACCGGTGTTACAATCATCAACGTGCTACACACACGTAAACCCGCTGGTGGTGATGGTACATGGCGGAAAGCGAGTGAATATGATGCTTTCGGTAGTAGTTCATTTGTACAGTCTGCTGCGTATAACATCGTCATTAGTCGTAACAAGATGGCACAAGATGTTATCGAACGAAACCTGACACACGTTGACATGCCTAAGTGTCGCGGTGGTGAAACCGGCGAGATTATGCAATTGTTGTATGACACTGAAACACGTTTGATGGTAAACTATGACGAATGGTTGAAACGACAAGCGAGTATGCCTGAACATCACAACCAGAGTGGTGACCCCGGCTTTTAATATACAGGGGCTTCGGTCCCTTTCGTTTTGGAGAGAAATATGAATAACAGATATGGTGAATATTTAAAATCATATCTTGAGTATGATGAGACATCGCCTAGTTGTCTTAGATGGATCAAGTCAACAACTAGAAGTGTGGTTGTTGGTGGTGCTGCTGGGCACTATGATGGTAGTTATTGGAACTTGAAACTTCATGGTAAACTACTAAAAGCGCATAAAGTGGTATGGGCACTCCATAATGAATTCAAAGATCAAACAAGAATGGAGATTGACCATCGGGATGGTGATACAAATAACAACAAATCATCCAACCTAAGACTTGTTATGCGAAAGACCAATATGCAGAACAGACGTTTGAATACTTCTAACACATTTGGTAACTGTGGTGTTCGCTGTCGAGTTGATGATGATGGTTCAATTAGATATATTGCATACTGGAGAGAAGTTTGCGGTAAACAAAGATCAAAAACATTCTCAGTCAATAAGCTTGGGGATAGTATTGCTAAAGAAAGTGCAATCATGTTTAGGAATAACCAAATTGAAAGGCTAAACGCTGAAGGTGCGGATTACACTGAGCGACATGGTGTTGTTTATTAGGAGAAGATATGGCTGTTGCAGAAATGAAGTTTGAAAAGGTGTTTGATGACTGGATATATGACCTCGAAACTTACCCAAACATTTTTACATTCGCTACTATCTTTGCGAATGGTAAAGGTAAGCGTGTGTTTGAAATCAGTGATCGCCGTAACGATGTTGAAGAGATGTTGGACTTTCTTCGTAAGGTGAAGAAAGCCAAACATCGTCTGGTTGGTTTCAACAACGTTGGTTTTGATTATCCAGTGTTGCATTATATTCTTGAAAAGAGTAAAAAATCATATGACGAAAAGAAACCACTGGTAATCTCTGCTGCTGAAATTTACAGTAAAGTGTGTAAGATATTCGAACAAGCCAAGTTCAATAAGTTTGTTAGTGCAATTCGCTCTGATGATACCAAGATTCCACAAGTTGACCTGTTCAAGATCCACCACTTTGACAACAAAGCACGTATGACCAGTCTGAAGGTACTGGAGTTCAACATGCGTAGTCGAAACATTGAGGACTTACCATTCCCAGTCGGTATGCGTTTGAATGACAAACAGAAAGATGTGTTGATTGAATATAACCATCATGACGTTATGGAAACGCTAAAGTTCTACCACCATTCTATGGATGCAATCAAGTTGCGTTCGGAACTTACTGTGCAGTTTGGTTTTGACTGTACCAACTACAATGACACCAAGATCGGTAAAGAGTTGTTCGTCAACCGACTAGAGCAAGCTAAACCCGGTATCTGCTACAAGATGGAAAAGAAAGGTCCACGAATGGTGCGTAAGATGCAACAGACCAAACGTGAGTTCATCAATTTGGGTGAGTGTATTCTTCCGTACATCAAGTTTGAACGGCCTGAGTTTGAAGCCATCCGTAAATGGTTTTCAGAACAGACGATCACTGAAACCAATGGTGTGTTCTCCGACTTGGAAGAACATCAGTTGGGTGATGTCGCAAAGTACGCGAACATGAAAGTCAAGATGAAAAAGTTCAATTGTCCAGAACAAGGGGCGAAGAACAAGCGATATGTTCCAACCAATGAGCATGTGCTTGAAATGATGACTGAGCACCCACTTGGTTGGGTTGAAGCTGTTGAACTCAAGAGTCCTAAAGGTGCTGCAAGTTATTGGTTCTGCTGGAAAGTGTGTGCTGGTTCTTCTACAAGTGAAAAGAAAACAAACAGTAGTCCACTCAATGTGGTTATCAATGGTTTCCAATATGACTTTGGAACCGGTGGTATTCATGGTTGTAAGAAAGGTATTACTGAGTCTGGGAACGGTAAACGTATTTATACCTTGGACGTTTCCAGCTATTATCCAAATTTGTCTATCCAAAACAAGATTTACCCGGATCATCTTGATGAACTGTTCTGTCAAGTATATCAGCAACTGTATGTAGAACGTCGTAGTCACCATAAGTCAAGTGCATTGAATAAGGCACTCAAGCTGGCACTCAACGGTACTTACGGGGCATCTGGTGATGAATTCAGTCCAATGTATGACCCTAAGTTTATGATGTCTATCACGATCAATGGGCAGCTCTCATTGTGCATGTTGATGGAGAAACTGATTGCAGAAGTTGGTGCAGAAGTGATAATGTGCAACACCGATGGTTTCGAGTTTGTAGCTGGTGAAGATCCATCGACTAAGAAGCGTATTGACATTCTGGTTAAAGAGTGGGAAGCTCTCACTGGCTTGGTTATGGAAGGTGCTTTGTACGACAAGATGCTCAGTGCGAACGTCAACAACTATATTGCCTGTTACAAAGGTGGTGAAGTCAAACACAAGGGTGCTTATGTGTTTGAAGGTTTAGAATGGCATAAAAACCAATCAGCTCTAGTGGTTAAGATGGCAGCAAGTCATGAACTATTGGGTAAAGGTTTGGCTGAAGACTTCATTCGTGCACACGATGAGCCTTTCGACTTTATGTTGCGTACAAAGGTGCCTCGTTCTTCGAAACTCGTTCTGTTCAATGAAGAGACAGGAGAAGAGAAGCAGTTGCAAAACATCTGCCGATACTATCCATCTGTACATGGTGGTAAGCTGATCAAGCTCATGCCTGCATTGGAAGGTAAAGAGATTGAAGGTGATCGTCGCATGTCTATCGACAAAGAGTGGAATGTGACACCATGCAACGACATGGGCGACTTTAGCTGGGGAATCAACTATGATTACTACGTTGCTGAAGCCAAGAAGCTTGTAGCTGCGATTCAGGGCGATTACGAGCTTGACGAAGGTGAGTCAGATGAAGAATAATCATTGCTGGTATTGTCCTCGTTGTTTTGCTACATATGGACATAGTGACAGTGACGGTGACATCTCGAAATGCTGTCATGTCCCGTTAGAAAATCGTTGAAATAGATGTTGACAGACGATCAGGATCACGTAGAATGGTCGTCATCAACAAGGAGATACGAAATGAACACACATAGTTTGATCTTGATTACTGTTGCATTGGTCATCTGGTCAACGGCTGTTCAGTACACAATACCAAGCAGGGAGGGTAGGGTGGTTATTGGTATACTAGGTGCAGCCATCATTGGTGGTGGTTTCGCTC